TGGCTGAGGACATATTAGACTGGGCGTTGTAAGCGTTATTGAGAGCAGACTGCTGTATACCATACGCGCCTATAGTGTCCGCCATTCCAGGAGAGAAGAAGGAGTTCATTCCCGGCTGCTGGAGTTGCTGGTTCCCTAGAACTTGAGCAAGTTCATTCATAAGGGTGGCTCGTGTATTGGACGCAAGCCCAGCATCTTGTAGCTGAGAGTTAATGTCGTCAGCCCTTGCCATGCGGGTTATGTCGAACATCCTGGATTGTTCCTGACCACCAGCGGAGATAGCGTCCATTGCAGCGCGTTGCAATGCCTCGTTCTGGTTCGTCCCCAATTGCTGGAGAGCCTTCAGGCCGCCCTCATCTCCAAGATAGTTACCAGAGTTGGCTATATCCTGCGAGAAGTTCCTATTCTGCTGTGCGAATACAGGATCAAGAAGTTCCTTGTTCCTGCTGAAGATCGCATCCTCAACCCTCCGCCTGTCTGCAGAGAAGTCTGTGGGCAAGTCCCTCACGTTCCCCCAGTTTATCCCGGAGGTCAGCCCAGGCAGATTGCCCTGCTGAACACCAGCCAGTCGGGCGGAAGCATTGTCCAGGCTACCTTGCGAGATCCCTAGCTGGGAGTTGAATAACTGCTGGAGTTCTGGCGTCAACTCTAAATTTGCAGAGCCCTGCTGGAGAATAGTCGATCCATCTTCACCGAACACTGGCGAGGTGAACGACAGACTTCCCCACGGGGTCTGCTGATTCAGGTTGTTGTAGCCAAATGCAGTTGCGCCGATTTCGCTGGGATCTGGCGCGGGAGGGGGTGAAGGCTGTGATTTCTTACCCATATCGTTTCTTTATCCGTTCAAAGTCTCTGATCGTTAGACCGTATAAACACATGGGCTTCCCATCGTGGGATGCCATCCTCATTGTGCCTTCCTCAGTCCAGCCTATCCCCTTGACTAGCTTCCTGGCTGGCTTGTTTCTCTTATCTATGATGCAACTTATCCTGTTGACTTTTATCAACTCAAACGGATAGCGCAGCAGTTCAAGGATGTTTGAACGGGTAGCCCACCGGGGAGTATCCGCTGCAAAGGATAGCTCTATGTCTACAACGCGGTAATTTTGATACACCGCAACACAGAGTATTTCCTTCTCATCCTGCACCCATACACAGTAGGAGTTGCTTGCACTGTAATGGGGGATTCGCGCTTCTGCCCACCGTTGCACTACCCAGTTCTCCACATGGGAGGACGGGTAGTAGACTTGCACTAGATAATATCTCCTAACTTGAAAACCATTTGCGTCTTATACCAACTAATATCAGTATTCGATGCAGCACCACTCATTCTGTATTGGACATAGGTCCCCTCTCCGGCCCCTATCTGCCAATCATCACGGGCGAACTCCTCTTGCGCCCAAAAGTCAACATCCCACTGAGCCACATCCCATTGAGCCCCAAGAGATGGTAAATCAATCGTCTGGGTAAACAGTGCGGTATCAGAGAAATCGTAGGCAAGTCCGGTTGTAGCGGACAATTGCCCAGAGGTTCTCATTAGCGGGCGGTAGAATACAACGGTCTTGTCAATGTCAGTCCTAAGATTCGTGTAGGAAGTCCTGGCCTCGAACGCAATTGCACTCCCGTTATCCGTTGACCCGGAGAATGCCTTGTATACCTTCGAGTCTCCAAGCCCGCCAAAGTACAGGTCCCCATTGAAAGTGCCAAAACACTTGGTATTCCACCCAGTTATCTTCCATGCGCCCGCACCCGGAGATCGGGTGTTGATAGCGTGCTGAACAGATGTGTTCCCGTCATGGGGTATATTGAATATGATATGCCCTGACTTGGGATGGTATACTGCTTGCCATCCTGATACTGCCCCGTAGCTTGCTATCTCATCCTGCAGCGCCCCTGCAAGTTTGGTGGGGGGGATCGACCCCTCTGTCTTGAAAGCCTGTGGAACCGTCACATAATCCAAATCTGTTATACAGACAAGATTACCCCCGTAGTTTGTAAAGCCGTCCCTGCTAAGAGGGCGACCAATATGATACCTTCCTACAATCCCCCAGCGTGTCACAGTGCCAGGATCATCGCCCTGATACACCAGCACCTCGCCAGTGGACATTATGAATACAGCAAAATCGTCTACCCCGTCCCCGCCGTCCACGGTCCAGGATCTCATGGAAACGATATATCCGCCAGACTGGGCAATCTTCCCAAGAGAGAATTCAGCAAACGCGCCTGTTATGCTATTGGTCCCGCCATACCAGAATGACGAGTCCTGATCTTCCCAGCAGTAGACTCGGTTCTTATGAACGTGCAGACCTATAACATTCGTAAGGGTGGGGCCAGTAGCCGTCCAGTCGTCGCAGGATGTGCCGTTGTACCTCTGAACAGTATCCGCCCCATTAGCCAGGAGCATCTCGCCGTTAAAGTTTATCGTATCCCACGAGCCATTGGTGAATGGGGCCTCCTTAATCAGCGTCGCGGAAGTAGCCACTGTGGCGTCGAATATGGCGCTCGTGTTAGCCACAATGAGTTTTACGGTCCCGCCCTGATTGTTATATTCCGCTATAGTGAGAACATCAGCGGATGTCCCAACATCAAAAGCGTGCTGGGCGTGTCCGGCCCTGAGTTTCACAGTGGCCGTATCTGGGATCAGGTTGACAAGTACCTCCGCATCGCGCTGTGGCATATTGCCCCTGTCGTCCCTGGTGTTCCACCCACCTACTGGGGCCGGCATGGTGGCCCGCCTATGCTCAGTGCCTCGTGATCTTGAGACCTGAGCCTTCTTCAAATTAGCATTGCGCGTTGCAATAGGGTTCACGATCCAAAGCCCGTATCTGGAATATGCACAGCGAAGTCAAGGCGGCGCTCGTTCAGAGAGCGGACCCTCATGCCGCCATCCCTGGCTTTTGCCGTCCCCAGTTCTTTCTCGTACTCGTACTTGGCTTCGCGGTAGTCCCGGCCAAGGAACTCCAGCCACCGCCATTTCAGCCCGAGTTCGAACACGAAATCGTCAAAGACCGGATAGTCAGTGTCCTTCTCAAATATATTCCTGAACTCGCCTGATGCGGAGGCATAGACCCAGTTATCAGACAGATACTCAAAGACATAAATAGATGCCGACCCCGCTGCGGAAGTCGGCGCAGTTGTGAAAAACAGCCTCTTATTCGGGCCTACTGCCACGTTAATTTTCACCCGCCACTCTGGGCGGATGTAGGCTGTTACCAATCCTGACTGCTCCTCCTGCCACTCCTGGGGAGTATACGGACCAGCCATCCTCCACTGCTGCGACCTGTCCCAGTCCGTTGCCGGGATAAGGCTGCGGAAGTCAGAGGGTAGTGCATACTCTGAGGTTGCAGAGGCACTTACGATTAACTCCCGTTGCAGACATACCCAATCATGCCTTGCAAGGGACCGTCCTTCTGTATTAGCAAGCCTCAGAAGCGTCTTGGCTGCACGAACATTCCCACCCACTATATTAGAGGGGGCTACGAATCCCGTGGCCTCTGCGACATTCTGGGAAATCTGCAATAGGGAGTTAGCCATTTAGTCCTCTTTCTTTGGTCTGCCGCGCTTGGGTTTGTCGTCCTCAAGTTCCTCTACCTTGCGGCGGAGGTACTCAAGATCACCTGTCAACTTCTCAATTATCTGCTGCTGTTCCTCTGACCTATGCTTGTACTTGATAATGGCCCCAAGATCATCGCGGTTTTCAATATACGCCTGAGCAAGATTCTTCATCCTGCGCCCGTTTGAGCCCAGCTTAGACAGCGCGGTATCCGGCATATTCACCAACTGCTCTACAGTCTTTACATTGCATTCTTTGCAGATGGATATATCGACAATAGAAAACCCGGCAACCTGATCCAGAGGGGTCCCATCAACAGGGGCCTCTGCCTTGTTGAGAAACGCCTCCCATTGCCTGGGCCACCTGTTCTGGTGATGCTCGCTAACCCTTTCATCCGGGATATTCTTAGTATCACCTGGGACTATAATCTGGACGTATGCCACCTCTTTAAAGCGAGGGGTTCCCTCCTTCCTGGTGGCCTCCTTGTCCTCCTCTGCCCTGTAGTAGAACATCGGTATAGCCGTATCCACCTGATTCATGGCTGATCTGTCAAACATTTAACTCTCCACATTTAGCATTGATTCGTTGCAATCTACCCACTCCTTAGAAAACTCACACTCCGAGTATTCACGGAAGTACGGCCCGCCTATAGTAAAATGCGCTATTCGAGCATTCTGGTCCGGGGACTGCTCCCCTACAAGATGGTTCCACTCTGGCGGAAGTTCTCCTATCTCTGACTCGTCTACCCACTTGAACTGGTGGAGGTGAGCCCCCGTCTGCGCGTTGACCGCTGAAGGGGAGAGAGACCGACAGCGGCCATTTTGAAATAGCATGACGGAGGACCAGTTCTTTTTTGCATAGGTTGTCTGTATATTGCCCAGGAACTTCTCGGTGGAAGAAGGGTTGTATTCCGGGTGCTTGACTACCATCACGGCAAAACGGGGATCTGCCAGACGAAAGAGTTGGGTTATATCCCCGCGAACCAGCATATCGCAGTCCATGAACAGCGACCACCCCTCGTACCCGGAAAGCGCGGGGACCAGGAAACGAGAGTAGGTGAAGTCAGTGGACTGGAGCGGATCGCGCTCCCGCCAGAGTGGAAGTTGATTCAGTATCAGGGGAGTTATGCTTACAGGGCTACTAGCCTGACTCCATATTGAATGTGCGAGCGTGTAATACGCCGCACTCTCCCTTGGGTCGTAGCCAATGAATATGTTATACATTGACCCGTACCATCCTTACCTGTCCGCCACCGACCACGTTATCAGTGTCCGGCAGGATTTCGGCATCAAGCTCCTCTATGACCTCGTTACACCCGAAGCCCGGGTTCTCAGGGACGTAGAAATCATCAAACACGACTACGCCACCATCGTTCATCATCTCCCTAACGTGCGACCAATCAGAGCGAATAGTCTCTAGGGAATGCCCGCCATCTATGAATGCAAAATCAAACTTGACATCCGGGTATTTCTCGCGGAACTCGGGCAGAGTCTCTCGCGTGTTACCCTTGAATAACTTTCCCTTTATCCCGCAGGACGAGAGGGCGGAAAGCACATCAGACACATTGTAATGCCGCTTGACATTCAACTCCTTCTTGTCTGAGTCCTCTGTAGCATCTTCAAATAGGTCAAAGCCATAATATTCTCCGTCCGTCTGCCCCATCATCTCCTGGGCGCGGACGCCACACCATGTGCCTATCTCAAGGACTTTCTTTGGCTTCAACTCCCGTATTATTGGAAGCAACTGGCTGTATCGCATTGTCTCTCTCCGGTGAATATCCCTTGGCCTTACGCGGCCCTTTAAGATGATCCATGTACTCCCCGAGTACACTGTCTACAAAAACGTGCTGCACCCCTCTACCCCAAGGGGTGAGATTACGTCCCTCAATACCTACCCTCGCCGCGTCAAAGGCATGGCAGTCCGTGTAGAACGGTTGCCTGAACAGGTACTTCTTCTTGTACTGGTTCTCGTAATTTTTCCTGAACTTGGGAAAATCCTTGTGCTTCGTATTGAAGCCAAGGAAGCCAGTTTCGGTGTATGTGTCCCTTCCAAGAAAACAGAACGGCACTCCCTCGACCAAGCCTTCCAGAAAATCAATAGGGATGTCCTTGTCTGTGATTACGTCTGCATCTACCCAGAACACCTTATCATCCCAGGTGAATGCGTCAAACTGGGCAAAGCACTTGAACGAGAACTTGTACGCATTGTACATATAGTGAGGATGCCTT